GTTAACCCACCGGCACTAAATTGCCGGACTTTCCTGGAAATTATACCCAGTAAGGTGCTAGGGGCTCATTTGTGAGCCCCCATTTTAGGACAGGAGATCTTAAAAATCCTCTACGGGGCTGAAAGCCCTTAGTCATAGAAGATTCCCCGAAAACGAATTTCTCGGGGATTCCATATCTAGAGTAAGATACGGAAAAGGATCCACCTGCTCGTGAGAACGCCGCTAGGTATGTGAAGAAGTCTGCCCGGTATCTTTGGACAGGCTTCTCTAGTACATAACGGACGTATCTTCCTTCGAGACCAACAGATGAACGATTTTTGTTCACTGTTAACTCGTCTTCAGATACATGCAGAAGAGAATCACCAAATGCAGGTGGTCCCTCGGCATGTTTCCACTTTCCTCCAATCATAGATCGGAGTGTAAGCCAAAGCTCTTTAAAACGCATATCACAAAACTCTCCGTCATATTGCTGTGAAGCAAAGTGGCGAAGAGAATTTGCGATTTGAAGCGCATATGGAGCTTTTGAAGAGCTATCTCCTTTACGAAGATAGAATGGACGGACTGACTGGCCTTTAAACCAATCGGAACCGCACGATTCAAAAAAGTTCCCTGCCAAGAAACTTTTTTGGCTGTTCACGCTAAACCCTAAAAAGTTTAGTCGTTCGATTATATCATCTGCGTAATTTCTTGGGAATATAAGATCATCCCCATAGATACCACAAAGATGATGTTCGGCCTTCGGAACTATTGAGTAGACAATTGATGAAAATATCAAACTCTCAAGTTCAAATGTAAAACCGTTACCCATAGAGGAAAACTTTTCTAAGGTAACGTCTTCACCGGAAGGCATAGTAGTGTACTTAGATCTAAAGAGATCAAAAAGCTCAAACCACCTAGGTGGAAGAAGCTTAAATACAGCTGCTATACAGAGAGAATCAGAAGCCCGACTTAGGTCAACAGTGCATAGATTTTTACGCATTGCTACCTTTGCCAAGTACTGGTTCCTGCTCTGATCGAACAAGTCGACGCCGAAACGTTTCAGACGAGATTTTAGAAATGTACCTAAACCTAGTTGAGCGTAAACGTTCAATGTTGGTTCGATGCATATTCCACGATCCGTCTTTGCGTTCTTTGGAACAGTTGTGAACTTATTACCCTTCACTATCTGGGGTTCACGCTGGTGTTCCCACCACCGCTCCCCCAGAATAGCTTTATAAAAAGGTATAAGTTCTTGCGTTAAGTGCATGTCAGATTTATATTTGTCTGACATTACAAGCCCAACACCTTTGACACCTGTCGTTACGCCAGGACCAAATCGCATGCCTCTCGAAATCAATCGGAGGGTTTCATGTGATAAGGGCCCAAGTACTTTCTGGACATAAGACTGCATAAGAGAGAACGACGAATCGTGCTCCTGAAACAGACGTTTGTTCGCAGAAAGACAAGATGCCTCTGATAAATAAAAAGAGGCAATGGCTTCCGACTTTTGATCTATACCCAATGGAAGATTAGTAGACTTCGACAAGATTTTTGTCACAAGGCTGTCCTCAGCGAAATGCTGGGGGTCCTCATAGTGACGAGGGTCTATATCTAAATCTACTAGCTGTTGCCATTCCCCCGCCTGCGCCAATAAATAAACGCAAAGCGACCGGGGAGTGTTAACAATCTTACATATTGTAGAGGTGACAGTAATCTCAAGACTAAAGTCCTGAGAAAAGTTATTAGCTTTGCTATATAACATGGCGTATCTCCAAAAATGATATATTTGACGAACTTTAGAAAACCTAACATGTTAGGCTCCTTAGTACGCTATATCACCCAGCTTGAAGTACTGCTTAATAGCAGCGTCTTTTAGCAGGTTAATGAAGAGACCACCAAAGTCAGCGCGATCAGTGTCGGTCATGTTTTGATCAATTCGAAACACGGCTTCGGCATATGATTTTGACTGAACAGTGGTGACGCCATCTACTGTCGACTCAACAGGGTATGAAAAGACTACTTTAACCTTCTCGTACTTAGAAGTACCAGGGGGGGTCAAACTAGCCGAGATCTTAGGACTACCTACAACGGTAACCTTGTCTTCACGCCATTCGGCGTGTGGTGTAGTTTGCTTAGCTTCATATACATGATTAGCTAGCGCTTCGTCTTGGACTGTAATATCTACAATGTTAGGCATATAAAATGCTCCTATCTGAGGGAAGAAAACGGTCCCCTTGCCGCATGATGCCATTATGGCAGGATGAACCTTTGTTTACTACAAGGTTCGCTTATTGTGGTTAAGAGGGCAACACCATCCCTTAGAGCATTCCAAGAATCGGAAGGCTCGTAGGTGGGAAGCTCAGGAACGGGAATGTCAGTAAAGACATATCGTCGATGAGTTTCTTTGATGCATTTTGCATGACGAAGAGGGACACTATAAAAGTCCGTCAAATGTAATGCAGTGCCTTCGTATTTTGCCTTTCGAGTAACTGTTCCAATCGAGGATTTCACGCTTTTAAGCGCATCCAACGCTGAAAGATAGTCACCGACACCAATGCCCCAATCTACAACAAAAGAGAAGGGCGTCAGTTCCCAAGCCAATTCCAATGGGTTTCCAAAATCAAATGGACCCAAAGGTTGAGGCTCAAGTTCGACATAGGCTGTTACCCATTCGGTACAGTCCCATTGTCCCTCAGCCGTTGTTAACGGATCTGAGACTGACTTGGTAGTGGCTGCTTTAACTTTAAACCTTTTATAGATTGGTTTTGAAAAAGCATTGTTTAACGCAAAAAAGCTATCCTCCAAATCGCTGACCAAGGGAGAGATTCCAAAGTCAGCAAGTAAGGTGGTATTTGCAAGTTCGCATTCGACATAACGATCGCCACGGTGCCTACGGGGAATTTTCTTCCCGCGGACAACGCGCCAAGCGTCTCGAGCGCCAATTGCAAAATCGCGAAATAACCGAGCTGTTTCTCGATATTCAGCGACGCTTTCTGCGATGTTAACCGATTCGTCCTTTATCTTAAGCCTTAATCTTGTCCTCCATCTTGGGTCCGCTGGACCTTCTAATGGAGTGGCTTGAGGATAGGAAAAATAGGTAACCGTGACTCCCTGCGGCAAACCACATGCGTTAGGGAAGAACTGAGGTTCAGAAGAGATTTGACCCATAGTTGTTTTTTGGGTAAATTGCTCTAACTGACCAGTCGGACTTAAGAATAAATGTCCTTCTGGAAAACCTCGATGCTCCGCGTCATTAGAACGAATCCACACCGAATCTTTCTCGATAGCTCCGTAAGTAACAGGAATGCAGCTCTCATCGCTAGATTTTGCGAGAGGAACTACAGTAATGTTATAATCGAATTTATCGGTTTGAGTCGGCATTTTTAAGCTCCAAAGAGTTAGAAGTTCATGCCTTAATGAGGCACTCACGAAAGTGAGAGGAAG